AATGTTCGGTGAAGAACTACGACCATTGGTTCAAAGGGTAGCACCACATTTTGGTGTGTTGGGGGATCAGGAGCAGAGGTCCTACGATCGTGAATTCGAGGCGTGTATTGAACCGCACTCCGAGGAAACTGTGATCGTTGTTGATCCATCGTCTACGAGACGTATGTGGGAGGAGGAATACTGGAAGATCTTTGATCTTGCGAAGAAGGAAAAACCCTTCGTCGAGGCTGTTGGCCTGCCAGAACCCTTAAAGGTTAGAGTGATCTCAAAGGGACCACCTCTCCTCTACACTTTCTTAAAGCCAATGCAAAAATGGCTATGGAAGGTCTTAAAGCAGCACAAACCCTTTGAATTAATTGGGCGTTATGTGACTGAATCCGATGTTAACGGAGTTCTTAAGAACCTTAAGGAGGATGAAGAAGCAGTGTCTGGAGACTATGTTAGCTCCACAAATAGACTTCATAAGTGGGTTTCTGAAACTATATCAGATCGGATCATGCTACGTTTGGGAGAAAACATACCCAAGGCAGATCTAGAACAACTTCCCAATAATTTTATGGGAGATCTGAAGAAACTCATGTTGACTGCTCTAACTAAACACATCTTTGTTCCCTTCAAAGCACACGGCGATCAGGTCCTGGTAGATGGAAAACCAGAGATTGCGGAACATGAAACATTACCTCAGACCGAAGGTCAATTAATGGGGTCTATCGTTTCTTTTCCTATCTTGTGCATTGCCAATGCAGCCTTATGCAGGATGGCCCTGGAAGGAGCTTCTCTTGTTAAAAGAAAAGAGAAGGTCGTTTATTGTTTAACCCGGAAAGGTACCGGGTCCCTTGCACCATTAATGGTCAATGGGGACGACTGTCTTCTAAAGGGTCCTAAGGGAACTCTCCGTAATTGTTGGGAGTCCATCTGTGGCTTTGCTGGACTAGAATCCAGTGTAGGCAAAACTTATTTTAGTGATTCCTTCTGTACCATAAATTCGACAATTTTTAAAAGAATGCCAGATAACAACTGGGTTGAATCGAAATATGTCAATATGGGCCTCATGATGGGTCGAAAGAGAATGGGTGCTGGTTTGAAAAAAAGTTTCCAGCCACAAGTTGGTATACACCAACTGGGAGTTATATGTCGTGAACTTAAACGAACATGTCCCCCCCATCTCTGGCCTGAGGTTAAGAGAAGGTTTATATATTATAATAGTATAGAGCTCAATCGCTATCCTGGGTTACCCTGGTTTGTTCCAGAGTGGCTTGGGGGAGTTGGTCTGCCTCTCGATAAATATTCCGAGATTAGCGGCATAGACCGCTGTGCGGCCTCAGCTATCAAATTTGCATATGCTGACCGTAAATGGACTCCGTGCCTCCCAAAGGACATGGCGATGTGGAAAATGCATAAATTGGTCATGAGAGACCTACCATCAAGTGAAGTCGTTCTTTATCGACAGGTATTGAATGATGATGGACAATGGGATGATCTTGAGGATCACTGGTCAAAGTTTTATAAACTGGCCACTGTTAATCTCATGATGAAGCTTCCACTATCAGATTTGTATGATGTGGTGAACGACGATAAATCCGTTCATAAGGCTTTAATGCATAATGTAAAAATT